TGTGCATATGTAGCACTACTGCGAGCTGGTATTACACCTACATTTTATATGGCAAGTGAGACAGATAAATATGCAATACAGATAAGTAAAAAAAACTTTCCAGACATTATACATGTCGGTGATGTGAGAGATGTAGTTGGGATACCACCATCAGACGGGTATGATTTACTTATTGGAGGATCTCCATGTCAGGATTTAAGCATTGCAAAGCATAACAGAAAAGGGCTACAAGGAGAAAAAAGTAGTCTCTTTTGGGAGTATGTAAGAATACTAAGAACAGCTAATCCTAAATATTTTATTCTCGAAAATGTTGCTAGTATGTCTCAGGAAGCAAAGCAGGAAATAACAAAAACTTTAGGAGTCGAACCAATAATGATAAACGCATCTTTGGTTTCTGCTCAACAACGGAAACGTTTATTTTGGACGAATATTCCTAATGTAACACAGCCAATAGATAGAGGTATTTTACTAAAAGATATACTTATAGACGGTATTGCTGAACGTGATAAGTCGCTTGTAATTACAGCTACATATTCTAGTGCTTGTCCAAGAGACTACTTCACAAAAAGCAGTAGGCAACCGGTTAAGGTTGGACACTTCAACAAAGGAGGACAAGGTGATCGTGTGTACAGTATTGAAGGTAAGTCAGTAACATTATCCGCACTAGGTGGTGTGCGTGGAGCAAAAACAGGTCTATATGTTGTGCCTGTAGCTCTTCGAAACAGGGGTAATGGTAAACAGCCAGAATATAATAATACAGGAAAAGCTAATGCACTTACTACAGTACAAACGGATTCTATGGTAGAGGAAAACTTTATTATACGTAAACTACATCCAATAGAGTGTGAGCGATTACAAGGCCTTCCCGATAATTATACAGACGGCATTTCTCATACACAGCGTTACAAGTGCTTGGGGAACGCATTTAATGTAGATGTTGTGGCTCATATCTTATCTTTTATACCAAAAATATGAATAAATTCACAGAACACAATCACCACTACACTGTTTGTAATTGGTGNNAACATCAAAAAAGGACTTATTGCACTGGAAGAAGTCAAAGAGTTCCAATCAAAGCGAGATGGAGTGAGTGAGTATATACGCAAGTCAGTACTGAACTCATTGTGTAGAGAGTGTACGGATAGTATTTCTTTTCTCATAAAAATATGAACATAGTACAACTTATTCAGTACATAAGAAACTATCTTAATGTACCTACTACATCTACAAAAGGCGACTATAGTAGTTGTGGACCAATAACATATTCCCCACTTGAACAACACTATATAGATAAAGAACTGAAGAAAAATGGATATAAAAAACCACCTTGTGGGAAGGGAGGTTCATATTGTGAATATCTTACAAATGACGGTACATGCTCAGTCTACAATGAACGCCCAATAATATGCAGGATGTATGGGGTAATAGGCGACGGTGGATTATCAGGAGCTAAAATGTGTGTAAAAAAGCCTCTATATACGCCTATGATTATGGAAGAATACGTACACCACGCAACAACGGGCAATAAACTATATAAAAAGAAATATAAAAAAATACTTGATGAATGTTTGTCTGAAAATTATGAAGAAATATAAACTACATGCAGGGACTTATGATTTTGAATATTATCTTGTGATTGCACACCGTAGTGAGTCAAAGAAAATACTAAACTTTATACACAATATATGTGAAGATAGCAGCCTCGAGTATGATTTCACAGACAGTTGTGGCGCTTGCTTCACAAGATTTAATTACAATCCAGTCATTTGGCTACCTCAGAAACCAAAAACACCAAAAGAATATGCAACATTAGCACATGAATGTTTACACATTGTGAATTATATTCTGCTACGGTGGGTGAATATTCCTTTATCTATGGAAAGTGAGGAGGCATACACTCATTTACTTGGTAAAATAATAAAAGACATCCTTACTAAATTACAATCATGAAAATTGAAATTGGCAAATGTTATAATATCAGAGGAGAATATGGGATTGTATATACGGTACACGTTATAGGCAAAAGCTTTATACCCCATTAAAAATAGATTGTTTGCAAAAGAAAAAGCAAAAGATATATCCAACGCAAAACACACTGAAAGAATTGATAATTAATACAAAGAGAAATATTTTCAGGCAATGCATAGAATCAATACTCTCAATGAGCAAATGCGCACAATACTAAGTAACGATAAATAATGAACACCTTGCGTCCACTACATCACTACGCTGTAAATTGATTAATAATATATCTAATCACCTCTGATGTATTTTTTATATTGTTTGTTTTTTGTACTCGACTTAATTTTTCTATTGATGATCTGTCGATTCGCACACTGAGTTGGACCAAGTCATCTCCTGGTCTTCCTGTCCTTTCTTTTATTTTGTTCAAATTATTGATCGCTGTTGTTCTTTTTTTGAGGTATTTACCAATATAGGATGCTATTTCTGGATATTCAGAACAAAGTGATTGTATAGAAGTACTCATCTCTGTTGCTTCGTGCTGGTATTTTTGTCCTTTTTGTAGAAAAAAAAACGTGTATAGACCATCACCCCAAGGATGTATAATGATCTCTGTGATATATGGGTGTACTGATGAGGGTATTGTAATCCGTGTGTCATTAGTGATTGAAGATATAATTTCTCCTGATAGTTGCGCTAAATCTTCTTCACGTGATGTGTCACCAGTGAGTAATTCTTCTGTGATTGAGATGTTTGATGTGTTCATAGTGTAGGATGTAATAATGTATAAGTTATCTTACGTTCCTAGTATAGATTATTGTCTTACAAAAGTCAATAAGAATTTTAAAAAAAGTATAAAAATAATCTCTTGTCCTATTGTAGACAATTGTGCAATATGTAGGTGATAATATAATCACCTACCACATGGAGTACGTTTCAGTAAAAAAACTGAAGAAAAATCCCAGTAATCCACGAATCATCAAAGATAAGGCATTCTTACAACTAAAGGACAGCCTTCTTTCTGATAAGGGAAAAGAACACTTCGAAGCTCGACCATGTATAGTTTCGAAGAGAACAGGCTACATCATCGCAGGGAATACACGATTCCAAGCAGCGAAGGAGTTGGGATGGGAAGAAGTACCTGTTGTGTTTATGGATCTTACAGAGGAACAAGAAAACGAGATTACTATTAGGGACAATGTAAGTAATGGAGAATGGGACTGGTCTATGCTTGCTAATGAGTGGGACTCTCAAAAACTTATAGAGTGGGGACTTGATGTTCCAGAAATGGAAATTATTGAAACTGTGGAGGCAAAAGAAGATGATTATGAAATCCCAGACGAAGTACAAACGGATATAGTGCTAGGTGATTTGATAGAGATTGGAGAGCATAGATTGCTGTGTGGTGATAGCACCAATAGTGACCAAGTCGCCAAATTGATGAACGGGGAGAAAGCTGATATGGTATTTACTGACCCGCCTTATGGTATGAAATTAAATGCTGATTATAGCGGTATGAAATTAAATGCTGATAAGGGGGGTAAAAAATATGATAATGTAATAGGAGTTAAGAGGGGTAAAAAATATGATAATGTAATAGGAGATCACGATGATTTTACCCCTGAATTAATAAATACAATATTTACTTGTTTTAATGATTGCAAGGAGATATTTATATGGGGAGCAGATTATTTTGCAGAAATTATACCAAATAAAAATGATGGAAGTTGGGTAGTATGGGATAAAAGAGCAAATGGAAACGATGACTTAGAGGCGGATGAAAGTTTTGACAAAATGTATGGAAGTACTTTTGAGTTATGTTGGAGTAAAAATAGACATAAAAGAGATATTGCAAGAGTGAAATGGGCGGGTATATTTGGAACCTCAAAAGAGTTTGATCATAAACGCCATCATCCTACACAAAAACCAATCTTATTAGCTCAGTGGTTTTTTAATAAGTGGGGAATGGGGGGTGATTTGATAGTTGATTTATATCTAGGTTCAGGCTCTACTATGATCGCCTCTCACCAACTCAAGCGTAAATGTTACGGTATGGAACTTGATCCTAAATACTGTCAGGTGATTGTGGATAGAATGAAAAAGCTAGACCCTTCTTTACTTATTAAACGTAATGGAGAAGTATGGAACCAGTAAATCAAGCATACAAAAACGTACATAATAAAAAAGAAGAGCAGGAGCGTACTACTGTGACTAAAAAAGCTCTTGTTCAGGCAATGCAAAAATGCCTTGGTGTGGTGACTCAGGCTTGCAAGATGGTGGATGTGAGTAGAGATACGTACTACACGTACTACAGAGAAGATCCTGACTTTAAAAAACAGTGTGACGATTGTTCTGAAATAGCTTTAGACTTTGCAGAGAGTAAATTGCATAAACAGATTGAAGATGGTGTTCCTGTGTCTACTATTTTCTTTTTGAAAACAAAGGGTAAAAACAGAGGATATATAGAAAAGACTGAACAAGATATCACAAGTGGTGGAGAGAAGATCTCTTTCTCTCCAAAAGAAATTAAAAGCATGAATAAAGAGCAACTTGATGATGCGTTGAGGGATGTTTTGTCAAGTGGGGAGTGATATGCGCAAAAACCCCGTGTTTTTAATTTTCACACAACATATTACAGACAAAGTCAAGACCATGTTTTTATGTTCTCATATCAAAAAAAACAATATGAATTTTCTTAAAAATGACGTTCTAGTACAAAATAGATCAATGCATGAACTATCCTAAAGCCCCAGAAGAGAATAAACGATTTAGGCTGGAAGTTTTGTCCAAAGCACAAGATAATCCTCGTGCTCAATATTTATTTTTAGAGAAATGTAAGAAAGACATTCTCTTTTTCGTGAATGTGTTTTGTTTTACATACGATCCGAGAGTCGAACCAAGCACAATGCCGTTTATCACTTATGATTACCAAGACAATACACTTCTTGATCTTGTGCAAAGTATAGAGCAAGGCGGGGATGTGTTTATTGAGAAATCAAGAGACATGGGTATGTCGTGGATGATTGTAGTCTTGCAAGTATGGGGATTCCTGAATGGATACGGTTCTTTATACGGATCGTATAAACAAGACTATGTCGACACGAAAGGAGACATGGATAGTCATTTTGAGAGGTTGCGATTTGTCATTGATAAACTCCCTTCTTGGTTGATGCCTAAAGACATTGATCCAACATATATGAACATCTCATCTCAAGAGCTTGGGTGTAATATTGCAGGTGATGCAGGTGCAAATTTTGGAACAGGAGGACGACGCAAGTTTGTTATTCATGATGAGTTCGCTCTATGGTCTGACGACAAGAAAGCTTTTCGTAAGACGAAGGACGTGACGAATTGCAGAATCTTTTGCGGAACCCCAGAGGGTAAATACAACGTCTATGGAATGGTGATGACGAATCATCCCGACTACCAACATCTCAACATTAAGCGCATTACATTACATTGGTCATTACACCCTAAAAAAGATCAACAATGGTATGAAGAGCAGAAGAGTTTAAGAACGAAGCTCGATATAGCCAAAGAACTTGATATCTCTTACGAGGATTCTGTGACAGGTGCGGTATACCCGGAATTCACGGAACGAGTACGATTCGATCAGGTGAGTTACAATCCAAAGCTCCCACTCTACACGTCGTGGGATTTTGGGCGTGATATGAATGTCATTGTGTGGTATCAGAAGGATTTTAACGAGAATAAAGTATATGTCATTGATGCGTACCAAGTGAAGGACAAGCCTATTGAATTTATGGCGTCGTTTATTCTCGGCTATGAGGTACAAGATCCAGTGACGAAAGCACCGTTCTTTTATGACGACGAAGAAAAAGAAATTATTAAACGTCATAAATCATGGGAAGCGGAATATGCGGGACATTACGGAGACCCTTACAACGGAAGTTCACGAACAACAAACGCACGAAGTTCCATAAAAGACACACTATTCAACAATTACCGTATATCTATCACCCTAAAGAAGACAAACACCAGTCTTGAGGAGAGAATACGCAAGGCCCACATGCTTCTTCCTCGACTAGTAGTAAACAACTCACTGACTGATTTTATTCAAGCAATAGTCCAGTCACGATACCCAGACGAGACAAAACAAATGACCTCCGAAAAGACGAAACCAATACATAATGAGTTCTCACATTTTAGGACTGCACTCGAATATTTTGCTGACAACGAGCCTCCAGTACTGGCAGCACAAGAAAAGCCATTGAATTACAATCCGTCAAATGCTACCGTTTTTGCGAAGAGTATCGATGAAGAACTATCAGACCTGTTTAACCCGTCACCTACTAACTCTCTCAATCCATGGCATACGAGCAAACGCTAATTGCGCAAGCTCGATCGTTAGACAATACCTCCTCTTTTGTGAAAACACGGTACAACATGATGCTGCTTGCGAAAGTAGACTACTCAGAACGCATGCAAGCGGTATGGGAGTTGTACGACGAACCAAGTAACTGGCTCATGTATGCCGATTACTACCAAACGCCAATAAGAACAAACAGCCTAAGAGACACAACTAACTCTTTGACTGATATGTTCATGAAAAACCCGCCAGAAGCGGACATTGAAGCAAGTAAACGACAATTTAAGTATGGATCTATAGGACTCAAAGCCTATCTAGAAGGGATCAAAGAATCTATCCATGAAAAGAAAATTAAACGACAGGTCATCAATGACATGTTTGTTTGGGGTAATGGGTATAGGGGTGTGATGTATCACTCTTACTCAAAAATGATCAACAAAGAGAAAATCTCTGTATTTGACGATGTAGCTACCTACAGAATCGACCCGAGACGCATGTTTGTCGATGAAAACGCATATCAACTCCATGACGCCACACGACTTGAGCAAGCACGTGACGTAATCCACAGACGGTTCTTCGATTATGACACGTTTCTCCAATACTTCAGACAATGGCCAGGAATAAAGAATCTCGACCAGGTAACGCCTGTTAGTTTCTTTAATGATGTCCTAGGAACGCCGTATTACACAACGAACTACAAAGAAACCACAGAAAAATCAATGGCAGTGGGGGTTCATGTGTATGAATACATGAACCAAGTTGATGACTTATATTACATTGTCGCAAACCAGACAACAATCTACGAGGGGAAGCTTACTGAGTGCAAAGGAACGGATAGACTCCCTATTGTTCATTATCAGTTCGAACCACGTCTAGATTCTCCATACGGAAAAAGTATAGGTGAGTTACTCGCTCCGTATATCTACATGGAGGATACACTCCTGAATCTTGAATTAATGAATATTAAACTCACATTGCAGCCAGTACTTGCGGTGAGTGGTGATTTTGGATTCAATCCACGAATACACGTCATTCAACCTGGAGGAGTATGGACAGCAGGAGGTAACTTCTCTGGAAAGATTGCAGACTCTATACAGCCAGTAATCAGCGGAAATTCTTCGACAAACTTCTACAACATGCAGAATCTTCTACAAAATAAGATGACGCTGACGAGTAGAACAGATTTACGCAACCTAGATGACGCTCCAAATACCACAGCAACTCAGGTGATGGCTCAACAGAAGAATTTTAACGTGCATAACGAAACGATTGAACATATCAACGAGATCGAAGCTGAAGGGGTCATGACTGAACTTATGTTGGACATGATTCGTTCATACATGAATACCAAAGACGACAAAGGAAACACAAAGAGGGTCAAAATCAAAGGATATGTGGTGAGACAGAATGAAGGGGTAGAGCCTACCTTTATATCTCGATCAGGAGAAGAAGACTTTTTCGATATGACGCAGAGTATTATAGACGCAGAAGTGAAGGTGGTGGTGAGAGACAAACGCTCTGAAGTGGCAAACAATGTTGAGAAGGTGGGTCGATGGATGCAGTTCTTGCCAATTCTCTCTCAACTCATGCAAATCCACCCAGAACTGGCACAACAAGTGAAAGTAGAGTATGTCGTTGAAGAGATGATGGACGCCCTCGGAATCAACACGAGAAAAGCAATGAAGCAAGATGCGGACGATTACACTGATCAATTCACATTACTCAAAGAAGAAATCATCTTCGGTCACAATATCGACTGTCCTTCAGAAGAAGAGCGAGACGATTCAGTACGAAGAATCAAATTCTTGCTTGCATGGAAGAACTCTAAAGACTGGGATCAATTTAAAGATGACGATCAAGCAAACAGAGCATGGGAATATCACTTCGATTCCACGATGGCAAATATACAAGCATCTCATATGCCAACAGATCAAGAACCAGGAGAGCAAGACGTACAAGGTCCTGCTCAACCTCAACTTGGACAGCAACCACAGCAACCTCAACAAATACCTCAACCGATGGGAGTTGTTCAATCTGCTAACGATGCACAACAAGCCCCACAAGAGAACCTTGCCAATCTTTTACCTTCTTAATACTTAAACATTATGGCTGACTATTCAAACATCCGAATTATGCGATCAGAATCAAATCAAAACTCTTCTGAAAGAGATCGTGTGATGGATCGCATACGCTCAGCGTCCGCAACAGATGCCGACATTGATTTCGTCAAAAATCACGGGACAAGTTCTATGATGCGAGAGATGCAACAAACAGCAAACAGACTCTATCAAGATAAGAAGCACATAGAGAGATTATATGGTGCTGGTTTCGCAGACGGAAAAGATCGCAATGGCAACTACGTCAAAGTAATGGACGTAAACATGTAATTATAACTCACCACCCACTCTATGAACGCTAAAAAACCAGACCTTACCGCACCCAACCTTGAGCAGTTCAGAATAAACGTTGTTGCAAGTGATGAACGTTTACTCAATGAATACAAAGAATTACTGATTCTGCAATTTACAGCAGAGAAAAAAGCCTACGAATATCAACTACGTGATATGGATAGGAAGGAAGCTCAAGAATTAGCTAACATGGAAAGTAAAACGAAAAAGTCAAGAGTATTTAGTGATCAAACCATGTAAAAACATCTTTGCAAATTCCCAGGATTGTACATGATTATTCTGGGAATACCCCATTTGTTCTTTAACACAACCAACTATGTCTACAAATTCAGGCGAGAACCTTGTGAGTTTCGACGGAGCACCTACCCTAGAAATCTCCATGGAACCATCGGAGGAAGTCGTCGAACATTCATCAGATACACCCGCAGATGCAGAGCCAAATGTATCAAGCGAGCCATCTCATGAAGACACAGTACTGAGCGAGAAGGAGAGTGAAGCGATTCACTTGGCAATTCTCGACACAATTACTGATAAATTCGACGATCTTTCACATGGCAGGATTACTCGTGATGAACTCAAAGCGTGGTTAGATCAAAACCCCGTTTACCACGAAAAAGCAAACAAATCGAAACGGCTTAAAGAAGCATACAGAGACTTCATGGCAAGCTATAAAGAACCAACTGCACAGCCAAAAGCACGCCCAGAAGAATCAGTACCAGCATCTCGAAGTCTTGAGCAACTTGTACAACTTGAGCTGAATAAAGCACTCGCTAAACGAGAAGCTGAATCAGCACAACAACACTTTGCCTCACAAATAGATTCATTTGCCTCAGAACGTGGACTTAAAGGTGATGACTATACTCTTTTTAAGAAAACAGCATCAGCACTTAAGCAAGCAGGGATTGATCAAACACGTATACTAGACATGGCGTACAATGCTACCGTTCCACAAAAGCAGGCTGGACTTCGTTTACCTGGTGGATCAGTGGTCAATACGCAGTCTGCAGATAAATCACCAGATCTTAGCGAAGGAGTTACCTTCTTTACTATTCCTCTGGGCAAGTAATCTTTCCTAAAAAAGAATCTAGGAATTTCATCAGTAGTTGAATTTTTTATTTCAACTACTTTTTTTTCATTATGGCAAAAGTAATCAGAGTCATGGGAGACCTTTCAGGTACTCGTACTGACGTTGCTAATCTCCCAGCTGCTGGGTTCAAAGTAAAAAGCGGCACAACATCTTCTATCAAAAAGGGGTATCTCGTCATTAAAGACGGTTCAAATGCTGGTTATGCGAAAGCAGCAGCAGACGGAACGGCTAGTACTTCTGTAATCCTTGGAATTGCAACAGGCGACTCTAATGAGACAGCAAGTGCAGACGGAAACGTGAACGTTGCATGGCTTCAAAATCTTGTTGTGGAAATCTTCGCTAATACTCCAGGATCACTTGCTACAAGCAAGCTCCTTTCTTCTTATACATTGAAGGTATCAAGCGGAAGTTATCTTCTTGATGAAGCCACAACAACAAACGGATTTATCCGTCTTCTCGACTATGATAACACAACAAACGGAAAATGTACTGCCGTTATTACATGCAACACCTAATAAGTAAGCGTGTTTTTTACTTTTAATCCAAATATATTTTATGGCAACAACTGCTAATAACTTACTCTCAGAGGTTGATAAAAAGGTCTTAGAGAGTTTCCAATCAGGAGCGAAATCATACATCACACAATACGAAAAAGTGTTTGATATGAAGGTCCCAGAGCGTAAAGATGAACAATTTTCAATCCTTGCATTAAACAACGCTGTTACTGAAGTTTCAGACGGTGGAGCTTACGCAAAGAGTGAAATCACTGACGTTGCTCAGAACGGTATAACAATGAAGTTATTCAAAGAGTCTGTACAATTGTCTGATTTTTCAACAATGTTCGACAATTACGGATCAATTGAGATGGCTGCAATGGATAAGGGACGACAATTTGTCTACAAAATTGACTCTCTCGCTGCAGGATTCATAGACAACGTTACTTCAACAACTTCTCCTTACGGATTCACTATCGGAGGAACAACTTGTTCTCTTGTAGGAGACACTCAACCAATCGGAGTGACAGGACTAACACAAGACAACAAGGTGACTGGTAACTTAACAAAAGACACTCTCAATACTGCATATGTGTACCTCAAAAAACAGAAAGGGCACGACGGAAATATCGGAGGATATCAAGCACGACGTCTTCTTGTTCCTCAAGAGGAAGAGCTCAACGCATATCAAATCACTAAGTCTACAGGGGAGCCAGAATCGGCAAACCGAAACGACAACTTCACTCAGACTCTCGGTCTTGACGTGATTGTGTGGCCTCTTCTCACTTCTACTACTGGTTGTTTGCTTCTTGCAGACAAAGGGTACAACGGAGCACGAGGATTGATCGGTGTTGTGAAAAAGATGCCTTCTGTAAAACGAATCATCGCACAAAATACAGGTTGTGCAGAATATCAAATCGATATGGCGATCAACTTCGGTTTCGTTGACTATCTTGGTGTGGTTTCTCTTGGATTCTAACCATTAGGCGGGGGTGTAGTGCTCCCGCCTCTGTTCTTCTGATTCTCAGCAAAAGAATACTTATATCCTTTCTTACAAAACATTATGGCAAATAAATACGTCCTCAAAGGAAACAGCGGCGTTACAGTCAAATATGACGCTAGAAGCACAGACACTGAGATTATTAAAAGCATTGCAGTTGACCTTACTTCAGCGCAATTGCTTGCACTATATACAACTCCAATAACTATTATCTCAGCACCTAATAGTGATGAGGTGCTCCAGTTTGTTGATGCTCAAATAGTCTATAAGTATGCAACTTCTGCATACACAATCGGTTCTGCAACTAACCTTCAATTCAAGTATACGGACGGTTCAGGCACTGCATGTTCTGCAACTGCATCTGTTACAGGATTGCTTGATCAATCAGCAAACGAAATACGTTTTGTTCCACAAACAACATCTGCGTATGAGCCAGCAAGTGCGGCGGCGATTGTTCTTACTCTTGCAGGTGCAAACGTTACGGGTGGAGCGGGAACTTTGACTGTAAAAGTCAACTATCGAGTATATAAGACTACTTAACCCACATAAACTATGGCTTTTGTTCCTTACGATTACATAAAGGACAGCTTTCTCTCTGATCCAGCATCATCAACAGTGACCTATTTTGGGTTTTATAATCCTACTATTGCACAAACGAGCGGCGGGACAGTAGATACATCAAAAGCACAATTCCTTATTGTGAAACAAACTGTAGACGCTTCAGGGAATGTGCTTTCGTTCAAGTGGGCTTCCCGTTCTTATGACCAAATATGGGACAATAGAGCTTCCCTAACTTACGTATAATATGCCAACATACCAATTCAACCCGTTTACGGGCAAACAGGACATTACAAGTGCAAATGTTGTCAATGCAAACTCTGGATTGTTCCAAACTGGATCAGCAGGGACATATACGAACTACCTTTTCGTCAAAACATCTCCATCAACAGTAAATCAGGGCGGACTTATTCTCTCGAATGTACACGCCACTACAGCAGGATACAACGGATTCAAGATGACTAGTACGTTCAACTCAGATACATCTACTGCGTATTTTACCATGGGATTTGTGGAGCTGAACGCCACAGAAACATTCACAAGTAACGCTAACGGATTCCTAAATTTTTACAACAATGCTGGTTCTGGGTATATACAGTCGCGTGTGCCTATTGCTTCATCCTCGTCTATTAGTTGTATTTATCACACAGTAACGAACGGGTCTAGCACTTCGGCTAGTGATTATTCTGGAGGGCTTGCGTATGCAGGAAATCTTGTCACTACTCCATACACGAACAATGGGTACGCATCACTTGCTACGTTTGCGAGCACTGATGACAATGTGACAAAGCCCAAAGCTGGGATCATTGTAGGAATGACTGGTAGTGGTACCTATATGTATTTTGGAACATCTTCTGACTATGCTACTGGAGTTACTACGTATGGTTTCAATTTGAACCCAAGCGGTAAAGTTACATTTAGAAATGCAGACACAGGTACTGCAAGTATCAATATAGGTTCTTCTTCTGGAGTTTCTCCTCTTAGTCCCGTGAATGGAGACATATGGTTCACTGGAACAAGCCTACATATTCTTGTAGGAGGAGTAACAAAAACATTTACTCTTGTTTAATTACTTTTATGGAAATTAAAGACATCATTTCGCACATTGCGGAAACTGGTGATATGGGGAATTTACTCGTAGATGAAACAATAGATATGCCTGTTGTTATCAACTACAACGAAGACGGAACCCCTAACACGGAGATGCACACATTCAAAATATCTGCAATTTCTTTGATTAGAGAGGATATAACTCAAAAAAGACAAGATGCAGAAGCGATCATCGCATCTCTTTAGCGTTACTTTCACCCCGCTTCGGCGGGGTATCATTTACCTGTACCATGGCAACACAGAACGCAATAAATAATACGATACAGAATCCTACTATTACAGGATCTGTCACACTCTCATCACTTACGGCAAATACAGCGGTTATACTTGATGCATCCAAAGCTTTGGCATCAAGTGCAACTACTTCTACTGAACTAGGATACCTATCAGGGGTGACTTCATCTATACAAACGCAATTAAATGCAAAAGCAGGAACGTCATCACCTTCGTTTACTGGAACGGTTGGAGTAGATGGACGACTTGTGTTATCTGGCACAACAATAGGTGCTTTGTATGTTGAAGCCAACAGCATTCAAACAGGCGGATATTGTGCGTACTTCATTTCAAACAGTACAGATACTGGGGCAAGGAACCTAGTTCTTTGTCAAAATAGCAATTCACTAGCTACGGGTACGGTAACTCTCAACGTGCAACAGTTCGCCGCAAACTATGCAATGGTTGTGCAGGGGTATGCTAACGGTGTGTTGTATTATCTCAACGGTGCTGGAAACACTACAACAAATATGGCTGAGTTCTCTTGTAATACACTCACTACAGGTTCAATTATGAGCCTTTACAGCCAATCAACAGATACATCGTCACGACCTTTGTTCTGGATAAGACAAAATAGCTCTGCTGCCACTGGTACAACTGGTATACAGATAGACCACATCTCTTCTGGATATTGCATGAAGATTTCGCAATCAGTAAATAACGCAAACGCATGTTACGGATTGCAAATGAATATTGCTAATGCTGGAGCTGGTCTGGAGTATGCTTTCAGGTTTGACGGATCTGAGATTGTTGCCTCGGCAGTTGGAGGATCACAAAACAAGAAAGTACAAGTGTCCGTTGCGGGAACAAATTACTATATACCACTTTACACTGCTTAATATGAACGAAAAACCAATATCAACGCTTCAACAAATATACTCCGATACACTAGGTGATTCTGTGTATACCACAGAGGAAGTGAACGGAAAAACATCTGTTGTTGAATACCAGGTGAGACGCTTTGTGAGGGATGATATGAACAAACAGACAATACAAGACACCGTTGCTCAGTTAGAAGATACAAAAAGCAAACTGATAGAGCTTGGAGACCAACTCCCAGACCATACAGATACAATGCCGTCTTTCACAAGTGAACCACTTGAAGAAGAGGTGCTAAGAGAAGAACTTAATGCACTAGGGGAAACAATAAATGAAGATCTAAACAGCTCTGAGAGCCAACCTATCGAAAATGCCATTGAATAATATAAACACGTTGTCAATACTGATAATGTTATCACTTACCTCTCACACATGAAAATGAATCTTCTTTCTAGGATTGTTATCTCCACACTTCTCCCTAAGGAGGGCAGCTTCACTGATTTGATTATAGCAAAGGATATCGCCAAAAAGACAGACATTACACAAGAAGAGGTGAAACAATATGGGATTGTCGCAGACGGAACAAAAGTGACATGGAATGATGAGGGAATCAAAGCAGAATTTGATTTTGAATTCACCGAAGCAGAAAAAGGCATGCTCAGTAAACAACTAAAAACATTAGACGAAGAAAAGAAGCTCACCACTGAGCATTTAGAGCTTTACGAGTTATTCACTAAATAACCACAACAATGACTACACTAGGGGATATTCTCATATTGCTAGACAACTCACTAGGGACGACAGAGTCACGATTTTTTACGGAATCTAAACGGATTCAGGCAATCAACACAGCCATGAAAAAAATACTCATGATGTATGACGTAAATGAATACATACATGAAGACAGTTTGGCTTTTGTTAATGGGGTATGTGCGCAACCTACGGGGTGTATGCGCCTCAATCTCTTAGTGGACAGCTCAGGGAATGAATATGAGCTTGTTGATTTTGAAACGTTCAAATACAAACAAGGTCTTACCTATACAGTAAAGTACGACACTGTTACTAGTGCTAAATATCTTTATATCTATCCCGCTAACTCAGTTTCTCTCTATCTTACGTATATTGAACAATATACCAACATGACAGCAAGTGGCGACACTATTCGTCTCGGCGACTGGTGGGCTGAAGGAATAGCAGAAAAAGCAGCAGCGATACTTCTACGCAATGCGAGGATGTACGATGTGGCACAAGACAAAGAAACGTCTGCGAAAAAGATGTTAGACGACGCATATCAGAACGATCGACCAGGACTACAAGGGCGTACTTTGACACGCCTACAGAGTATTTACGAAAGAAAAAACATGTTCACTAACTGGGCTTATATTTCGACTCCTAATACTATCAACGTGAACTCACTTACTTGGCAGACAATAACTACAAACATCACAGCCACACCTAATCACGGATATTTTGTTGATTCAGCAAGTATCACATACGTAACACTTCCTCTCAGCACAAACATCAATGTGGGTGATATGATTGCAGTCACTCAACAATCTCATACATGGCATATAGCGCAAAATGCTAGCCAATACATCGTTTTCGGCACAAGCCAAACAACAACAGGTACAGGAGGATACCTTGAATCAACAGGATCGGGGGACTCTGTCGTCATGGTGTATCGAGGGAATGGAGTATTTGAGGTGATTGCTTCTCAAGGTAACATAACTATTGTCTAATGTCTAAAACAGGTCCAAAACTTCAAGCGTTGCAGGTTGATCAGTTCATGGGACTCAATACACTCGATGACCCTAAGAACATAGACCCATCATATAGCCCATATATGGTGAATATGGATATTACCTCAACGGGTAAACTCCAAACACGATACGGGTATGAGACATTTTGTACGATAGGAGGAGCGACAGGAGCATTAAGTGGACTTATGCCATATTACAGAACATACGATGATAATAGTGCAGTAGATCAAAGCCAAGACCCTAACCATGCTTATGCGAATACCTACACAACGCCAGTTGCTCCAGTTTCTGAAACAGCAACTAATAAATGCTCATTTACTCCAACAAAAACGGGCATTCTAGCAATTGCGGTGTATGTGGTAGCTAAAGGAACAGGTGACTGGTCACTGACGCTTCATGACGCATCTAATAACGTTTTAGGAAGCTTCACTTTCCCAAACGCAAGTCTAACAAACGGGGCATGGAACTATTTCGCAGTACCGTATACATGGACAAGTGGCACTCTACATTTCCACGTGACGTCTACGGTTGCAGATGGAACGTTAAAGTGTAATACAGCAGGCGATCTTTCTACGGCTTCATTTCTAGAAACCTATTCAACAAAAGGAGATTACTTGATCGTATTCCACAAAGGAACAGCGTACAAGGTGACGAACACTAACACAACACCGTCATCTATAGGAACTTACGGGACTGTAGGAACTGATACTGGTCAGGTACGAGGAGTTGTACACAACAATCTCGCCGTGTTTAGTGATGGATATGTAGCAAATCCAGGGAACTACTGGAATGCAACAACACTTTCTTCTTTGAATAGTGGAACGATCTATCCAAAATACTTTGGACAGTTCAATAGTCGACTCTGGTGTAGTGCTGCACATTCAAGTACAGCATACTATAGCGACTCTGCAACAACCGACACAAACCTTTCAACAAACTACATCACTCTCGGTCTTGGAGACGGTACTGATATTACTGCCTATGTATCGGCAAATGATAAACTCCAAGTTTTAAAAGAAAACACCATACACGCTATCAATTTCGGATATGATTCTTCTTATAATATTGCGGCTCCTAAAGAACAGCCTATCATTTCTAGTTCGGGTGGTGCTTTCGCTGCTGGTTCTGCTGCTCCTGTATATAATTACATATATTTTCTTTCTAAATTAGGCTTCCAGAACTACGGGAACCTTGAACAGGGAGTACAAGCAAGCCTTCCTCTTCCAATGTCATTCATCATTGACAACACAGTCTCCCAGATCAACTTTTTACTTAAAGACGAAATATCCGCAACGTTCTTCGGCGGTAAATATCTTTGTTCTGCTCCACTCGGAATAAGCACTACAAACAACTATATGTTTGTGTATAACGAAGTAGTTAAAAGACGATACGGGAATGATAACTGGACACTATATCAAGGAATACCAGCACGTCAGCTCGCTATTTTTAGGGATGCTAATTTGCGGGATCAATTGCTTTTTGCTTCAGCATTCGAACCAACAGTCTATAAGTTCAATACAAGCTTTTCTGATAATGGGTACGGATACGATCGAATATGGAGATCAAAAACATTCCAATTTGGAGAAAGAACCCGCTTCTATTACATCGATATTGAAGGAAGCAAACCAATCAACACGGAAATAGATGTTACTTGTACGGTAGATGGCATAGACACAGCTCCGTACACTATTACAGACTCAAACTTCATAAGTTCTACTGTTGGGGGTGGGTATATAGGTGATAGCTATGTAGGTGATACGAATGTAGGAGGTGGGTACTACGGATCAGAGACAGTGCCTATGTATAAATTCAGAGCGAGGATACGCCTTCCAGATGAAGCGGTTGAAGGCTATTCCATGTATTTCCAAATACAAAACAATGCAGATAACGCAGGTTGGCGCATGACAAGGTTCAAGATCGTGTATGAACTCCTCCCAGAAGATCCTACATATGAATACACCGTAACAAACTAATTATGTACACTTACACAGAATCGAATCTTGTCGGTAATCTCTCAGCTCCTATTACGTCTACTGCTACAACTTGGACAGGAACCGTTAAAGACCGCATTACTGGAGTGCAACGAGACCCACAAACAACAACAGTGCTTTGGGTAATTGACAAAGGAAGTTCTACCAATCCAAACCCTAACTATGAGATTGTGTACGGTGAACCTTCTTCTACTGGAGGAGTCACCACGTGGAGCAATGGAGTGCGAGGCCTTGCATTTTATGGGTCTTCTCTCACTTCAGTTACAGCAAATAAGAAGTCACATACTTCTAACGCAGAAATAGGTCCCGTAGATGTACACTTTTTGTTTAATTTACTCACTGACCAAGTATCAGGAGTGGCAGAAGGGACACAGACACTTACTTTACACGTCTTCGCTACTGAAGCAGCACGAGACGCATCTATTGCAAGCCCAACGAATGGGATGATCTGTCTTGTGACAGCAACACAAACGCTTTATTTTCGAGTAAATGGAAAATGGTACGGTTCAAGCTGCCCAGTGTACGCCACAACCACAGCACGAGACGCAGCAATCACCAGTCCACAAAACGGAATGAGCTGCTATGTGACGGCAGATCTTGTGTTTTATGATTATCAAGGAGGATCGTGGCAAACACGAGCAAACGGAGCAACCCCAGCAGCTTCTACAGTGACAGCTGGTAAGGTATATATAGACACTGCTGATGCTGGCCCTACAGTGCCGTCAATGTCATCAACAAGGATACTTGACGCTACAAGCCAAAGCGCAACAGGACAAATAAAGATTGCCAATAACACCACAGGTTCACGCTCAGCAACCCTGTCTCTTCATGGGGATGATACATACACATCAGGTGGAGACATTATCCAGCGAGCAAATACAGGAGTGAACGCAGCGACTATGTGGACTCACAGAGGCACTGGAGAACTTAAGCTTTATCTACAAGAAGCAGCTAGCTTATATGTTGCGGGTGGTACGATGAAGCTTGATGCGGATGTGGTTCGTGCATTCGTTGCGGGCGAAACTCTTGTCGCTGGGAATTGGGTATATGTGAAAAGCTCTGATGGGAAAGTGTACAAAACGCAAAATACAACAGTAGAGAAAGCGTCATTTGTTGGTGTTATTATAACAGGAGGAAACGCAAATGATACTGTATTTGTTCAGCAAGCGGGAATATATATCACATCGGGTCTTACAGCAGGATCATTGTACTGGATTGACTCTACTACAGGAGCAATCACGGCAGGTGCACCAGCGCAAAACTCAGTCAGTACGGTTCCATATCAAGTAGGATATGCACTTGTGAGCAATGCTCTACTTATTCGTCCTAAAAGAATACAAAGAGGGATACCGTTCTCAGGAAGTCGAACGGCAGTTTCTGGGTCCGGAACTCAAACAGTAACAATAGGAGGAGCGACATCGTATAATATAGGGAAAGTGGACGTTATGGGGTCTATGGTTGGCCCTTCATTCAGTCAGGGTTATTATGATGCAACATCTTCTTCACAATGTTACGCTTACACGGGATATGCTTCTTCAGGATCTGGAACGGGGTACTCAATAGTTTTAAACGATGGTGGAGGTAGTTGGAATGGCGTTTGTGGGGTGAGTACGAATGATCTTACTATTACCTGGACTAAATCACTATCGCCAGCCACGGCAAACTTTGCGGGGGTAGCCTATGAACTTCTTTAATCTACATATAACATGGCAGACGTAACAACTACACAAGCAGGAGGTGCACAGCCTACTCAAGACCATAACACTTCACCAGGCGGAACGGGGACTGTCCCAGCAACAACTACAACTGCACCAGTAAACAACACACCAATAGCTCCACAAGAAACGGCATTGATGCAGCAAGCACGTGCACGCAATGAAGCAATGCTTGCCGCTCAGAATGGTGGTGTTTTAAATACACAAGCAGGAAAAACAACTATAGGTGATCTGTATGCGAATGGGGTAAGAGACAAAAATGCCATAGGGTCTTTCCAAAACAATGGTGATCAGGGGACGGGAGGAACGTCTATGACAGAAACAGGAACAGGGACAACAGCAAAACAAGACAACATTCAAAACCCTATGCCACTGGGTCAACAACAGGCAATTGATCTTCAGAGACAACAACAAACTAACCAGACACAACAACCACAGCAGACACAAGCGCAGCAGCAATACGCATCACAGCAAGTCTCACAGAGTCAACGTGATTCGGATATGATTTTTGCCTCCGAAATAAGAACAGCAGCGAATGAGTTCGGTAATAAGCTTGACGCATTTACTGGATCATTCAAGAACGACATGGGTGAGTTTTTGAATAATCAAACAAACTCATACTCAGCTCTTGTTGATCAGATGTCTCAGTTTATGCAGGCGCAAACAGGAGAAATTAAAGCTCTATCAGACAGACAAATTGCCACATGGGATAATCTATCAAAGACGTTCGATGTAGAGAAGAACGCAGCTATTGCAGAAACCAATCAGAACGCCAAAACAATGACTGATTTTGCACGTCTCGACGAACAAATGGCACTTAAACAGAATCAACTTGCTCAGGCTCAAACAGCTGCACAATACGCAGACCAGATTGCAGTTGCACAAGAAAACCAATCACGGTATTTAGGTTTTCTTGCTGGTAAATTTGATGCTGCTGGTATGGCGAATAGTAGTGCTGGTGTCCAGCTTTTAGGAAAGTACCTCGCAGCAGGACAAGCACAAATAAACTCTCTACAACGAGATGCGGACACTGCTCAGCAGATGTATATTGCAAAAGGAACTGATATTATCAACAGTTTCGCAAAACAAGCGTTCCAAATTGAAGCACAACGCCAACAGGATACACGAAAATTACGACAGGATGCGAACGATCGCATCATGCAAATAGAGAGCAATAAGTTTGCAACAGAAGAAAAGAAACTTATGGACATCTATAGTATAACTAAAGACTATAATTCCATGGTGATGGATGCAAAATCAAAAGCGTTTAGCGAGATTATGCAAGTAAAAGATCAGCATCTCAAGGAGGCTCAATTTGCACAAACAGTTATTCAGGATACTATTAAAAACCAGCAATGGGAGCAGAGCTTCAAACAAGGTGTGTTTGAATCAGATAGAACGTACGGACTACAAGAACGCCAAGAAAATAGAGCTCTTGACTCACAACGAACAAGCGAAACAGGTAACCTATGGATCAACGGACAAGACACAGGGCAAAGAGCTTTGCCAGGTCTTACATACGACAAGCAAATTGAGCAATGGAACAAAACATTTAAGCAAGGACAATACGAATTCGAAAAAAATTATGATCTTAATTCTGCACAATTTGATTTACAACGACAACGTTTTGCAAGCGAAGAAGACCAAAAGAAGTTTGAAAGAGATAAGGCATATGCAGAATCAACAGGGGATTTTAGTGGTATGAGTAAATATAAAGGAGAACAATCAAATACTGGTGGGACACAAATACAAATTGAGAATTCTAAATATACACCAACACTGCAAAATGACGGAAGTGTACGTTTTAATGTGGAAACAAACAACAGTGGTAAAGTGCTCAATGGAAGAACTCAATGCGGTGAATTTACAAATGATTGTATCGGATCAAAAGTGTTTGGGGATTCGATTGATCAAAAAAGAAAACAAATTACGACACAGATACCAACTCCAGGGGCTGCATTTGTACAAAGTACAGGTAATCAGTATGGCCATGTAGGAATGGTTGAAAATGCTTATGCATTCGATAGCCAAGGTCGACCAACAAAGATGGATATTGTTGATTCTAATTATAAAAGTAAGGGTGTGATTGATCATGCTACTATTTCTATATCATATGACGCTTCTGGAAATCCTACGTATACAAGAAGTGGGAAAAATGTACAAATAGAAGGATTTACAGATAGTTTTACTAAGCAAGGACAACAGAAGCAAGTGCAACAGTCAACAGATGCAATTAAAAACTGGGCATCACGAGTGCAGAAAACAGGAAGTTTTGACGGAGTCCCCCCAGCTATGAAAACAGCAGTAAATAACTATTTACAATCCCAACCACAAGGACAAAGTACGCCAACATTTAAAAACGCTGACGACGCCAAAACATGGGGATATGCAAACAGAATGACACAAGCAGCGGAACAGCTAAACGCATTCGATGAAAATGGAGCTAAAGGAGTTGGATCATGGTGGGAAATGAGCAAGTCTGCTTTACCTCTACCAAATGGCATGAAAGGTGCTGCGCTTCAATTACAGGATCAAGCAAAAAGAAACTTTATCAATGCGGTACTTAGACGAGAGTCAGGAGCTGCAATTTCTCCCGAAGAGTTCAAAAATGCAGAAGAACAGTATTTTCCGCAGCCAGGAGATGACGCCGCAACTGTAGATGCAAAAAGAATGAATAGAATACAAGCAACACAAGATTTTTACGCTGAATCTGGGCAAAAGCCACCAATGCTACACGTTAAAGATAAAAATGGACAAGACGGCATCATTCCAGCCTATGAGTTCACACCAGCTCTATATACTAAAGTACAATAACTATGCCATTCATTCCACTATCAAACCTTTCTGAGGAAGAAAAACAACAATATCTTTCACGCCAAAGCAGTATTGTACAGCCTAAAACTTCGGCTGAAACATCATCACAAGCGGGGCAGGCTGGACAAGAAGCCTACCAGGAAGCCCAAATGCCAGACTATTCTCAAAGAAACAATTCTGGAGAAGTAGGACTTGGATCACACTTATTTGCAGGAGCTCAACAAGCAAGCAATGCCTTCAATCAATCGGGAGGCATGGGAAATGTAGGATCTAATTTATGGGATGCCGCAAAATTTATTCCTCAAGCAATAGGTAATACTGTTCAAGGTGCATGGAATGGGATCAGTGATTTTGGGAAAGGAGTAGGCAATATTGCACAAGGTATAGGAAACGCCGTCACAAATCAAAACGGAGAGCAAGGATGGAATAATGCAATGGATCAAATATCAAAAGGGAGTGCTCAGGGAATACACGGAGTAGCGGAAACCATCAGCTCGCAATTTATGGGAACAACAAACGCATTACCTAACGCAATAAAATCGCCATTGAATGCGATAGGTGGATTTTTAAGCGGGTTTAGTGATAGTTTAGCCAGTACTGCACTTGACGCCTCTGGAAACCTCGGGGCAAATATTGGAGGGCAAAAACTTATGTCTAACAATGATCTAGGTCAACAAGCACGATCTATATTGCAAGATATAGCAACAATAGCAATGTCTAAATCAGGCAACGAGCAAGCAATAAGTGCCATCAAATTACAACCATTACTTTTAGGAAAAGTATCAAACAGTTTTGGGGATCTCGGCGGACCATGGGGACACCTGCAAAAAGGAGTAAACACAATCAATTCAGCAATGGATAATCCTACAGCAGCTTTGAACTCGGCAGTTCAAGGTTTTAAGAAAGCTGCGGGTAATATAGGCAAAGAAACGGATATACCTAACAGCTGGGCATCTCCTTCATTAATAAAATACAATCCAGAGAATGCACGCAACTTTCTCGGATCAATGAGGGATCAGGGAATGTTTACTGATGTCGGTTCTTCTACTGTCGAGAGTACTAAACCTCAAATAGAGCAGTATATCATGGATACGGCAAATACCATCTCCAAAAAACTACAAACGGGGACATATACACCATCCGATATTGCGTCAATCCCTCAAGATTTGTCTACACATGTAGATAGTATTTTTAAAGGAATGAGTGCAAGTATGTCAGGGACTCCAATTATAGCAGATAGTCTTGTGCATTTTCTCGGTCAAACAGCGGAAGGATTACAGCATGCTGGTAATCAAGGCGAACTTGCGACGCTTACTAAAGGAATCATTTCTCAATTCAATAAAACGCCTACATTCGGTGGGATACTAGATTCATACAATCAGCTCGGTAATATGATCGAGAATAATCACCCAGCATTACAGGGACAAACTGATTTTGCCCAACAACTTCATGGGGAATTGCGTAATGCTTTAAGTTCTACTATACAGCACGCAAGTCCAGAAGCGGCAGGAGCTTTACAAGCGTTACAAACCACAGCAGAGAATCTAAAGTCTACTCTAATAGATGTGGTTCATAATGAAGTTGCTCGCCTTACAGTACAGGGGAAAGATATTAATGAAGCTTTGCTTTCAGTTGCACAAGACAAGCTCGGTAATGCTCAATATGTGCCTAGTGAACTACAACAAAGCATAGATAAAGCATACATCCAAAATATTATTTCGAAATCAATCGAAGACGGGAAGCTTGACTATAGGAAATTAGCGGAGCAGGCATCTCTTGCTTTAAAAGTAAAAGGAATTGCTTCGGACACGGCGCAATTTACAGCCGATTTCATGAAAAATACAGCGGTTAAAGCACAGCAAATGCTCGACAAAGGCACACTTTCCGCTGAAAAATTAGCGGACAAAGTATTCGATAATCCCACCCCAGAAAACATACAATTATTTTCATCATCAACGGGAGTGCATTCTCCTACTGACACAGTGAATATTTTAGGACAATCCGACGATGCTCTCTCTGGTCTGCTACTTGATCAGTTGGCTATTGCAAAAGTTATCGGTAATTCTCGTCTTGCTGACACACGCCCAGAATCAATAGTAGGGAAGAAGCTTACAGATATTGCTTCTTTCCTCATTGATAAGAAAAATCAGGTAGGTGTAAAAAAGGGCGAACTGATTACTAAGAACGCAGACAAATCAATTGATATTACACAGGCACGAAACAACATTATGGACTTTCTTGCAGAACAAGGAATCATAAAAGGCGAGGATGGAACACTTGACTTTAGTAATTCTTCGTTAAAAAATGACAAGCCGTCTCGCACATTCATCCAGAATGCGGTCAAAGAGATAGAAAAGCAAAACCCTACTATAAAACAAGTAGACGTGAGCAGGCAGACAATCCTCAATGATATGAAGAATGCTAAGGGTGTCCAAGGATTTACATCAGAGCCCATTAAGACGTCAGGAGAGTTTATACGTGCTCAACTATCTCAAGCCATTGAAGACAAGCTACCAGGATACAGAGAGTTGAACAAGAACTTTGTTACTACAATGAAAGCATTACAGCCTTTTCTGAAAGCAATTGGCGTAGATACGGATGTGGGACAGTTAAGTGTGAAAGATTTACGTGCGGGGGAAATCGCAAACAGGCTTGCAGGAAACGCAAGTAGCATTACAAGAGATAAAATACAACCTATGATTGATATGTACACAAAGTTTACAGGAAAATCTGCGTTGCCTGATATCCAGCAACTAATCAGTCATAGCTCATTGTTAAAAGACCTATTTGGGGACTCTCAATCAAACAATTTACGCAATTCGGTAAAATCAGGAATGCGAGCAGCACAAAAGAGCAGTTCTGATGCTATAGACGGAGCAAAAAGCATCGCAGGAGAAGCTATGAAGCTAAATCCCGTTGGACTCGCTCTAGAAACTGGGAAAGCGGTGTTTAAAGCACTTAATAAAGAACCAGAGGTGAATAATTTAAACTTTGCGCAACGTGCCCATGAAGCTCTATTAAAAAGAGTTCATGAACGCAATGTAAAAAATGCAAAGTAATTATTTCACTTTTGCGAACCTTTCAGCTTCCATTCTCAAATTCCTTTCGTGCACTTTCCTTAGTAATGCTTCATGCGCCCTCTGAGCGAACTCTTGTTGAGGTATTCTTCTCTTTGCACGTTCCTTCTCTTGTTTCTCAAGGATATAGGAGCGTGCATTTCCTACAATAGTAATCAACCCAATAATGGCAAGTATCCAGAATATAATAGTCATATAAGGAGAGGTTAGAGAGGTAATTTGCTGTAAAATACTTATTTTATTTAAATTGTCAAGTGTTCAGCAGAAAAATATACTTGAATACCATCACGAAGGTGATACTATCGCTTTGTTACGCAAGTAACCACAGAAAAAGCCATGATAAAAACATGATCTTTGAAATTGATATAATATACACGATTGCCACTCATGGCCTCCTATGAGTTTAGAAGTGTTCGCATACTTCTTGATCATGTTTACTCTTAGGAGTCTGTGAGTGGTCATCATGTTGTGTACGTAGCTAAAAGATAAGATTTGGCTCGTTTTTTAAACGTGTCAATTTTATTTTTTAACCAAATGGCACATGACATCATGTTACCACTGCGGTAAAACTATTGTTTTCCGCAAGTACAAGAACGGTAAAACGTTTCCTGTACACGTCAAAGAAGGACATTACATAAAATAATGTCCGACAAAAGCACCTCCATCTTAATAGGTGGGGGATTTTTTGCAATAGTGATACTATTGTCACCTTTTTGTAAAGAGCGTATATAGTAAGTGTTTCTCTCATTCTTACTCTACACAAACATGGATTTGCTCCCCTACGTCAGTCAACAAGTCAACAAAGTTTTGCAAATGATGGCTCTTCGAGGACACCCGATGAAGGTGTCTTCTTCTTATCGTTCTTTTTCTGATCAGGATGATCTTTACGAACAAGGACGAACAACACCAGGGAACATAGTGACAAACGCACGTGGAGGCTATTCTTGGCACAATTATAAAGTAGCTGTTGATTGTTGTTTTACTACTGGCGAACCTTTCGGAGATGGTCAGCCATGGGAAGTGTATGGGCAAGTCGCAAAGAGTTTTGGATTTGAGTGGGGAGGTGAATGGACAACGTTCAAAGACCGTCCCCACATACAGATGACCTATGGACAAGACATAGGAACTCTTGCGCACATGGGTGAGATTCGTGCAATAACAAGACTTACTTCTTTAGACGAAAAAAAAATGGACAATTCTAAAATATCGCCTTGGGCACAAGAGGCAGTCGATAAAGCAAAAGCTACAGGGATAATAATCAACTGGGTTGACCCTCAAGCAATTGTAACACCAGAAACCCTTGAATGGGTGCTGTACAAGCTTGGAGGGCTCAAACAAAGAGGAATGCCCATGACGCTGGAGAGACTGGCGTGCGCTCTCAATGAATTACATCTTCTTAAAACTCAATAATATGGATCAATTTTTGCCTGTTATTATAGGTCTTGTAGTTCCTTGGATAGTACAGCATGTAAAGGGATATGGGATCACATCTAAGCAATCTATTATCGGTATTGCAATATTGTGCGGTGCGTTTTACGTTCTATATACGAACGCTGTACCTCAATCAATAAAAGAGAATATGTATGCTATTTTCGCACAAATCATGACGACAGCTTTCTTGATTTATGAGTTTATAATAAAGAACAGTCAAAAAAGAGTAAAATCCACTACCAAACAAGAAGAAAATGAATAGACTTCTTGTGGTATTTTTGACAAACTAAACATGGATTTCTCTCATCTCGACATGAACACGTTTATAACGATAGCCGCCTTCTTATTTACCCTGGTTACACAACTGATTATGTGGGCGTATAGTACGGGTAAAGCATCGCAGATGATTGAGATATTGAGACGAGACATAGACGAGCACAAGAAGCAAAACGACGGCGAAAATTCAATGATACGTGCCGAAATATCAACCATTAAGGAGAAGAAGAACGAAGAACACGCTGAATTCAAAACGAAGATAGCTACACATGACCAGATGTTCACCAATCTAGTACAAAACATGGTAGAGTTAAAAGAGACAAACCGAGAGGTGTTGTCTCTTATTCGTGAACTCAGTAAAAAGAACTAAACCCGTGATAGGTTCATGTGCGCTTCGAGGATCTCATCAGCTCTTTTTTTAGGCACGTCTGATAACACATAGTAATAAGGTATTTTGTGCTTTACTATTGTTTGTACTATTTTTTCGTGCATCTCTTCCCTAAATGTGGCGTCCGTATGTCGTAGACCGTCGTCTACGAGTGGAATTGTTGGGGGTATGATATACGCAATAGAATGATCTTTATATTTTGACAAATATCGCTCACAAGCAAGCGTAAGATTGTCGGGGACAACTCCCGTGCTATAGTTGATAGCTTCAATCAAAGAACCGTCTAGAATGCCCATTATATGCGAATGTGTGCAATGTTTAAGTGCTCCGATATAGGTCGCAATGACAAACCGTTGCATTTCTTCCTTCTGTTGACGTGTCATGGTGTCTGCTCTGAGGTTTTGCGCTTGCATATACCACCGTGCTTGATCATAGGTCACAAGTCGTTGTGACTGTGGTACTTTTTTTTCGAGTTGTTCAATAACAGAGCTTTTGCCTACGCTAGGAGCTCCAGAGATGAGAATGTTTTTCATTTTTTATGGTTAAGTTGAGATTTTAGGGTGTGATTCTCGACGGTGAGATCTCGGATGGTCTTCATGTTACTGAGAAGAGTCAGATATAATACTTTTTCTCTCACATCATGCGCTAATTTGTTGATTAAGTTGTCTACAAACTGCGCCATGAGGATCTCGTCAATAGCGTCTATCTTCGACTTTGCTTTTTGTGCGTATTCATGAAGTGGAGCATTCCACAACTTTTTACTTTCCATTTTTCGCATAAGGACAAGTTGATCATTGGAGACATTGACGATGTAATGTAGATACTGGTGGAAGTCTTGCGCTAGTATCTGATAGTTTGACTTCATATCTGGTCCATTGAAGAACTTCGGCACGGTGTGGTGTGCTTCAAGGTTACTCATTGAACCTGTCACCTCACATGCAAGCACGGACAATTCGCCCAGCTTGTCCCGCTTGGCTCCGGAATGTTCTCGACCATAGTTGCCCATATATGCCTAAGAATAATATACCGACGCCATACTATTCTTCTTTTTTTATGGTGACAATAGTATCACCATAATGTATACTACAGATGCTACTATAGGATGTAGTAAACGATCGAGCCTTTACGGGCCGTGTACCACTGGAGGGGGGTATACGGTTCTTTTTATGGTATACTAAAGAAGCCCGTAAGACCTGGAGGGGATCTTGCGGGTGTTTAGTATATGATTATAGTTCAATACCTGTTTCTTTCTTGACGATCATTTTAAACCAAGGTGTAAGTTTCAACCCACGCTCATTGAGCCACTTATTCAACTGATCTCTTTTTGCTACTGGTACTTTAATTGTGAAGTTTGCAAGAACCTCTTTGTTAGGTTTTGGCGGTCTCCCCATCTTCTTTACTTGGTCCATTTTTATGTATTTTTAAGGAGTAAAACAACTCCATAATAGTTGGTCAAACAAGTAGGGCAATAGATTTAATAAAAAAAGTTAAAAAAAGATTTGCAAATTTGTTCATGTCTTGATATTATAATAACGAAAAGAAGTTAAAAAAAGTTATTTAATATCACTTTATGAAAAAACAAACCTACGGAGTACGCATCATTCATAACATCAACATCTATGGATGTTACGTACACCCAGACTATAGAGACTACGACAAATATATGACTATTGATCAGATAGAAGAGTTTCTCGAAAAAGGAAAGAACGACATTACATGTACAGAGGTGAGTGTAGATGGATATGATCAAGTGATTGATATGAACATCTCGCATAATACAGAGTTCAACCATAACGGTGACGTATATCGCATTACATACATACTACATACGAAAGAACAACAAAGAGCTGTGTCTCTAGAGAACGAGAAAAAACACAACGAAGACACAAGAAGATACTGGGAAGAACAAATGGACAAGAATGAAAAACGAGAGAGAAAACGACAAGCAAAAATTACGAAGTGGGAAGAGGACAATGATCATCTATGGTGTGATCTCGATGAGGATAGCCACTATATCAAAACTAACCCACATAGACGAAAAACAGTATGGACTCAGATTGCTGAGGATATACAAAAAGACATCAATAAACAACGTTCATAATACTTTATTTTATTTTCTACACTCTATGAAAACTGTTCAACCCTCAAAACCGATGCTTGACTTTATCTATGCCATGAGCAAAGGAGAAGTAAGCATGGAGGAACTCCTTGTCCTTTACTGGAATATCAAGGATCTCCTCGAAGAAGAAGGACTTTTACCTGTTTAATTTAATTCCATGGAAATCAAAAATCTCAAAAAAGAAATTCCTTACAAATGGAGGATTCAATCATTCTCTAGAAACAAACCAGAAGCGTCATGCGTGGCGTATATAGACGCAAGAGACGCAATGGATCTACTAGATGAGGTTGTAGGAGAATACAACTGGCAAGACGACTACCGCTTGATCAATAATCAGTTGTTTGCTGGCGTTGGTATATATATCAATGATCAGTGGGTGTGGAAGTGGGATACTGGGACAGAGAGTCAGACCGATAGAGAAAAAGGATTAGTCTCTGATTCCTTCAAAAGAGCATGTGTGAAGTGGGGTATAGGTAGATTTCTGTACAACTTACCTATCCAATATATTACTACGGACTCGATAAAAGAAGATCAATATACAACAAAAGACCTTAATAAAAAATACAGCAAATACCCCAACCCAGTAGATTCTAGCGGTAAACGTATATATGACATTACTGCATATATTAACAACTCTATTAATAGCAACAAAATTCAATTAATGCGACAAGAAACATTAGGGGAAGCGATTTGCCCGCAATGCAGTCAATCAGCTTCTAAGTTAGAAGGCAAATACGGCCCCTACATCAAATGCGAAAATTGCCACAAAAACTTTTCTATAAAATAACAAAAACAACATGGAACAAAATAAAAACCCATTCAAATTTCGTCCATTATCTTCTAACAATATTACAATGGAAAACACAAAAACCCCTTTATCTCAAACAAAAAGCCTAGCAATCGCAGGAGCGATAATACTAGGCGTTGTGCTGATGCTCTCTACTATCTCATTCTTAGGTAGAAGCGAAGAGCCAGCGTTTGCTGCTCAAATTCAAGAAATCAATAGACTTACTGAACAAGAGAAGCAGACCAAAATTACACTTTTGAAAGAAAAAAGCAAGCTTACTTCTGCGCTCAAATCCTACACAGAGAGTAGAGCCCAGAGAGATGAGCTTAAAAAGAAAATAGACGATGTTCTTAATCAAGGTCTCACTCCCGATCAGGTGAAGACTGTAGAGAAGATCGTTAGTGACCCCGAGAACGTAGCTTTCAGCAAGGCCGAGTAGTAAGGCCACAAAAAACCAAGACAGTGGAGGTTTCTACAGGGGAACCACGCTTGGAACGAACGAACATTGATCTTTCAAAACTCGCAAAAGCGGTTGCTAGACACGAAACAGGAAACTGTACTGCTGGTTATGGCAAGTTATACAACAACTGCCATGGAATCAAGAGCGGTCGCACTGCTCCATGTCCTAGGGTAGGGAAGAACAATATGTGCATCTACTCCAACCCATCACAATCCTACGAAGCCTTCAAAAAAATATGGCCGAAGGTGTATGGGGATAGATTACCTACTCTCGCTGACGCTCAAACCTATAGCGGACGAGACAAAGCGAGGGCATGGCTTAAAAATGTAACCACGTTCTACTATGCGCAATAATCCTTACTTATTCTTACTGCTTTTGCTTCTATATCTCTTACTGACAATAACACTATGGTACTAAATATCTACGAGGTTGACGGCAGTAATTATTCAATCTGCATTGACCACAACAACACAACACTCGCCGAGTTCACCGTGACGTGCAATCCCTATCATGACGGTTGGGATGGTATGGCCACACAAGATGACGTTGTTTTCTTTTTTGGGAAACGCCCTGCGGAAGTATTTGTTCAAATCGAGAAATATATTGCGCAGAAGGAACACATTGAAACGGAGAGTATTATAAGAAAACTTCTCAAAAGTCCCGTAAAGGCGGAGTACGGAAAAAGGTTTGCCCGTACATACCGACGTTGTCTATAATAGATCAAGCTACACCACCGACAACACGAACTGCTCAGAATAAACCTGGGTGGTGGTACGTAGCAGTTCGGACCCAGGTTTATTTTGTTCATTTACAATTCTTACGCTGAGGCTAGAGTGTACCTCACTCTGAAAGGAGTGGCGGGAGATAAGTACAAGGGATATTTTTCTATGAGACTACACCAAATGAAGTATAGTGAAGGAGTAACAGGATCAGGATCCCGGATGCAATAGGAATAGAAGGTACATTTCAACACCAATTTGACCGGATAGATAATATGTTTTTTTACTATTATTTTACCGGTTAGCCATAGCGTAAGGATATAACACCTATATCCTATGTTGCGATTTACAAAAAAAGAGAGGGAGAAGTTACAAGCATTGATTGAGTCAGGAATATCGTTGCGGGCATGCGCACGATCGTTGAGAAGGCATCATACGGCATTACTATATGAAATGAAACGATGTGCTGGTGCGTATAACGCTGACGAAGCTCACCAGGATTCTTTGGACAAGAACGAGCTTCGCAATGACAAGCTATCTGCGAATTATCTATCACGTCGTGACCGTAATTATGTCGGAGAGCGTCTTGATCGTGGATGGAGCCACGAGCAGATAGCGGGAAGAGCGAAGAAAGCTTCTTGAGTTTTCTTCCTCATACGAAGAGTTGCAAAAATTTATTTCTATAGCCTAAACACCCTCTATGTCCTGGAAACAACCTATAGACACAAGCATACTTGAAGACAGTTCGCTAGACGCCCTTGATCGCGCTGTGTGGTGTGAGATTATGTTACGCTGCAGAAACGAAGATGGGGAAATGCCTCCGTTTTATCACGGAAACAAAAAAATTAAACTTTTTCTAAAAAGAGGACAGATGATTTTCAGAGTAGAACAGTTCGCCAGAGAATTAAAAACGAAAAATGCATATTGTGTGAGAAGCTCACTTCGAACTTGGGAAAAAATTAAAAACGAAATTAAAACCGAAACAAAACCATTTGGTCTTATTGTTACAGTGTTAAACTATGATTCAATAACCAATTTTAAAAACGAAACTGAAAACGAATTAAAAACGAATTCAAAACGAATTAAAAACGAACTTCATACCAGTAACAAGATCGTTAAGAGTGATAAGAGTGAAAAGAATATAAAGAGACAGGTGAGCGATAGCGACAGAAGATTTCCTCTGGAAATCGAGCAAAGCATATCTGACTTTAAGCAACATCGTAAATTATTACGTAAGCCATTATCAGAAAAAGCGGAAGAATTATTGAGAAAGAAAATTGAAAAAAAATTAGGAAGTGAAGGAAAAGAAAAAATAGTTGCGCTTTTCGAGCTTGCCATAGAGCGAGGGTGGCAAGGTGTGTTTTACGACGACCCACCTGCTCCACCGCCTAAGGAACAGAAAATAGACCACCGCCAACTCGCCACGCTGCAATTCATCCAAGAAAACTCATAACCCCCACCCCCATGAACACAAACCAAAAAATCGAACAGCACTTCATAGGTGCATTGCTTACCCAGCCAAAACTAATGATGACCTATTCCAACACCCCTGCAGAATTTTTCCAAAGCACTCTTTGTGCGGATGTATTTGCAGTAATGCGCAATCTCTATCTTGAACATGGCATCTTTGACAGCGCACTTGTTTTGAAGGAATTTCCCGAAATGTCCGACATGCAAATATTTGTCATGGAATGCATGGCAAACACGCCAGGAACACACGCCATACAGGCATACTACAACACCATGAGAGACGGAGCTGAGGCAGAGGAAATGCGCAAAGCAACTCTCACTATGCAAGACATGATCGACCGTGGCGATGTACGCAAGGCTGAAGGATTCATCACCCGTTCAATAAACAAAGTGCGGGGATGGTTCAACTCTGATCTTGATACGAATGCCCAATTCAAAACCTGGTATGAGACGATGTGCGCGAATATCGATAATCAAGGGAAAGTCGGGATTAAAACAGGGTACCCAACGCTTGACAATGTTCTCGGAGATTTACTTCCAGGACAGATGCACGTCCTAGGAGCACGCCCAAAAGTAGGAAAGAGTATGGTGGCTGTGAATATGGCTCTACACGCCGCAATACAGAAAAAAAACGTTGTGTATTACTCATTCGAGATGTCACACGAACAGATGATGAATCGCCTTGTTTCGCTATACACAAAAATTCCACATGCGAAATTCCAAAGAAACAAAGTGACTCTTGAAGATTTGTCACTTGTTTCTCCTTACGTGGATCAGTTCTTGAAACTTCCTCTTACGTTCGTGTGCAGGGGAGGGATGACTGTTGATGAGATCGAACAAGATATCATGAAACGCTCCGATCAAGAGAAGGTTGACTTGGTTGTTGTGGACTACCTGCAACTTATCGGACACAAAGTAACAAACCGATACGAGCGGATCACAGATATCTCAAACAGGCTCAAGGGTATTGCGATGAATCGTGATGTTGCTGTCCTTGCTCTCTCACAAATGAGTCGAGAGAGTGCCGACGGAGAACCACAAGTGCACCACTTACGAGAATCAGGATCAATAGAACAGGACGCAGAATCAATCATGCTGCTCTGGAAGGAGGAAGGAGATGGATCAGACCCGAGAGAATTAAAACTGCTTTTAAGGGGAAATAGGAACGGCCCTGGGTACCTTAATTTACTTCTTGATGTCGACTATGGAACATTCACCGTCGTAGAACGCCCGCACGTTGCCAGCCCTGCTCAAGCTAGCACAAAAGACAAAAAAAAGAATTGAGCAAATTACCTTGTTTGTTATTTTTTAATTTTACCCCACCTATGAGAAAACTTTATCCACAGAAAAACTTTGCCAGGAACAACAATTGCAGCATTTGCGGGACTCATATCCCGAAGAGATTTAGACTAGCCGATTCTAAGACAAGAGTGCGCTGTTACTGCTCAAAGGACTGCTATTTTGTTTCAAAAAGAATGAGTGCCCACGGCGTTGAAGCGATACACGGGTTCGATACGGTTTCAAAAATCATTGCAATGTCTCTGATGGGTCTCTCTGGACTCTGTATTTTACTTCTTTACTTCATGTTCGCGTAATATGTCTAAACGATACGACGAATTACTCACCCACAGAACACAGCTTGAGAAGCGAGAGAAACTAGACAAATTTCTCAAGAAAGAAGGCTATATGGACTACAAACATAAAGTCTGGAGGTTCAAATCAGAAGAGAAAAAATGGGAGTACGTAGAGCGTGTGATGCACACGTACGAGAAAGACGAAAAATCTATTGCCCTTTTTTCTCAGAAACCGCATATAATTACTGTTTAATGTCTCATTCTTAGGATCATGAAAACTTGTAAACGGTGTACAACCGAAAAACCACTCAACTTCTTTCCCCCTATGTCAATCCGCAAGGATGGGCGAGGGAATGTGTGTATTCAATGCGTATTGAAGCCTAAACGCTCTTTGTCCACAAACGCACACGTAACCCAAACAAAAGAGAAAAGAAAAGCATTCTTGCGTGATGGTGGGTGTGTAGTTGATGGGTGTGTAGTACGTGACTACTACAGCCTTGATTTTCACCACGCCTACTCTAAGGCGAAAGATAAATTCTATGACAAGAACGTCAATGACTATCGAAGAGGGGTGATGTTGTGCAGAACCCATCACGAACAAGCAAAATACAACAACGATCTCTATCGATACTGTCAGTCTTATCTCGAAAACATTCATGGGGACTATCTTTACTCAATAATTACTGAACGCAATGAGCGAAACAAATTTGAGACAAAAATATAGTCTTACTATTCCAGGGGAGCTTCTTGATTTGAACGAATATATCAGGAAAGAACGATCTTCTGCTGGGAGATATGTTGCCAACACGCTCAAACAAGAACAAACCGAGATTGTTGCTTGGATAGCCAAAGAACAATTGAGGAATGTGGTACTAGAGCAGCCTTGTTTTGTTGAAATAACTTGGTTTTGCAAGAATGCCAAAAAAGACCCCGACAATATCGTTTTTGCGAAGAAGTTCGTTATGGATGGTCTTGTCATGGCTGGGGTACTTAAAAACGACACTATGCGCTATATTTTGGGTTTTATGGACATGGTCAACATCGATAGAACGAACCCAAGAAT